GTGCGGTCCTTTGACGGCAAGTTCCCGGCCGGTGCGCGCGTGGTGGTCACCAACTACCAACGCCTGCACCACTTCGACCGGACGCAATTCGCTGGCGTGGTCTGCGATGAGTCATCGATCCTAAAGAACTTCGACGGGATGACGAAGGCCGCCGTGACGGACTTCGCACGTAAGATCCCCTACCGCCTGCTGTGCACCGCGACCGCCGCTCCCAACGATTACATCGAGCTCGGCACGTCGAGCGAGGCGCTCGGCGAGATGGGCTTTTCGGATATGCTCGGCCGCTTCTTCAAGAAGCAAGGGCCGACCACGTCGCGATCCGATGAGCATCGCGCCGGAGTCTGGCGCTTTCGCGGTCACGCCGAGAAGGATTTCTGGCGCTGGGTTTGCTCGTGGGCGCGGGCGGTTCGGAGGCCGAGCGATATGGGCTGCGATGACGGACCGTTCAAGCTGCCTAAGCTTACCACGCGCGAGCACGTCGTGGTTGCGCGGAGCCAGCGCGACGGGATGCTGTTCGACCTACCTGCAATGACGCTAGCCGAGCAACGCGAGGAGCGGCGCCGCACGCTGACCGAGCGATGCGAACTAGTCGCCAATCTCGTAGGCAATACCGGAAAGCCTGCCGTTGTCTGGTGCCATCTTAACGACGAGGGCAAGGCTCTCTCAAAGCTGATCCGAGACGCGGCCGAGGTATCGGGCGACGACGAGGACGACAAAAAGGAGGAGACCTTTGAGGCGTTCGCCAACGGCGAGTTGCGCGTGCTGATCACCAAGCCTCAGATCGCTGGCTTTGGTCTCAACTGGCAGCACTGCGCGCACCAGACCTTCTTCCCGTCTCACTCGTTCGAGCAATGGTATCAGGCCGTGCGGCGCTGCTGGCGCTTTGGGCAGAAGCGCGACGTCGTCGTCGATGTCGTCGCGTCAGAGGGCGAGTCCGGCGTCGTCTCGAATCTGCAACGAAAGGCCGACCAAGCCGACGCGATGTTTAAGCATCTGGTCTCACTAATCAACGACGAGCTTCGCATCGAAGGCGCGAAGCACGTTGCCTTCAAACCCGCTTTCCCCTCTTGGCTATGAACAACGACAAGCAACACATCACCGACCGGTTCGCACTCTACAACTCCGATTGCATCGACGTTATGCGCGCGATGCCTGATGGAGCGATTGACCTATCCGTTTACTCGCCTCCGTTCTGCGGGCTGTACAACTACAGCAGCAGCGAGCGCGACCTTTCGAACTGCCGCTCGTACTCGGAGTTCTTTGAGCACTACGACTTTGTGATCTCGGAGATCGCGCGGCTCACCAAGCCCGGCCGGATTACCGCGGTGCATTGTATGGACGTGGCTGGCACCGGCAATGGGCCGACCGCAAAGATGGGAGTTGCCGCGAACGTAGGCTCTGGGCTGATCGACTTCCCGGGTGACATCATCCGCGCGCACGAGCGCCACGGGTTCCAATTCTGTATGCGCCGCGTGATCTGGAAGGAGCCGCTCGGCGTTCGCCTGCGGACGATGGCGAAGGGACTGGCGCACGCCCAGATCGTCGAGGACTCTACTCTGTGCGACGTGGCCGGCGGAGACTATCTGCTGTGCTTCCGCAAGAAGGGCGAGAATCCGGTTCCGGTCGCGCATCCTACCGGCCTGCACTCCTACGCAGGCGAGCGCCAGATGCCGCGCGAACTGCTTGAGTGGAAGGGACACGACGGCAAGCAGACCGAGAACCGCTTCTCGCATTGGATCTGGCGCCAGTACGCCTCTTGCGTCTGGGACGACATCCGTATTGAGAACGTGCTCGCCTACGAGGAGAGCAGGGACAAGGACGACGAGCGCCACGTGCACCCTCTTCAACTCGACGTTATCGAGCGAGCCGTTGTGCTTTGGTCTAATCCCGCAGAGGTCGTGTTTACGCCGTTTATGGGCGTCGGCTCCGAGGTCTACGGCGCTGTGCTGAACGGGCGCAAGGGCGTAGGAGTGGAGCTCAAGGCGAGTTACTATCGCCAAGCGGTTCGCAATCTATCCTCGATTGCTCGCGATCAGAAAACGCAAGAGCTGTCCTTCGAATGACCACCGATCTCCGCACCGCACTCGACGCCGCGCTGCGCTCCGGCAAGTCGCCTAAGGAGTTCGCGCACGAGTTCAACATCTCCGTCTCGTGGACCTATCGACTCTCGTGGGAGATCGGCTGGCGCGCGATGCACTTGAGCGAGGGCGAGCGTCGTTTGATCAAGCAGCTTCGAGAGGAGGCGAGCCGGTGAAACTCCCACGCACGGAGCTCCTGCGGATGGCGCGCTGCGGCGCAGCCGACGGGCACGATGACAACTGGCACGCGGCGATGACCTCGAACAAATTTTTACTCGCGGAGATGCGCGACGCGGCAGACGCGCAACGCGCCGAGCTTAAAGCAATCGAGGACGCGCTCGATATGAGGGCCAAACGATGACGACCAAACGAACCAACGGCGCCTGCAAAAACCAGACCGGAGGTGGGCACTCCGCGGCGCGGTATGCTGGCTGGTACGGATACGCCGAGCGGAGCGGACAATATGTCCACGTGCGCGGCGAGGGCTGGGTTCGCTGGTCTGAGCTCGAGCGGCAAGTGGCCGACGGGCACCGTGATTTTTTGCAGCGCCGCGCCATTGCCGGGCATTACGTTCCCAGCTTCGACTCGCGCCAAAAGGCGGAGGTCGCGGAGCGCGCAGCCAAAACCAAATCTTCCACCCGATGAACGACCAAATACTCGCTGAGTTAATCACGATTCGCCAGCTGCTCGAGCGCGCTATCGCTGCGCCTCCGGCCGCTCGCTCCGCTGCGCCTGCGCCCGCAGGCCAGACGCCGATCCCGCAGCCGTCGCAGCTTGTCGCCGATCCCGGCGCGGTCTGCGTGCACTTCGGGAAGAACGACGGCCAGCCGCTCTCATCGCTCGGCGACAAGTCCGTCGAGTGGTACGCGACGCCGAAGGAGCCGAGGCTCGGCAACAACGGCAAACCATTCCCTCCGCGCCCGGCCGACGAGCAACTCGCCAACGCGGCGCGGCAGCTGTACCACCAGAAGCGCGGCACGCTCGTGGGCAAGGCGCCCGCAATCGAGATGACCTTCGTGCCGGGCACGGCCAAGCCGGACATCGAGGAGTCGGTCCCCTTCTGAGCAATTTTCCCCGCGCCGAGAAATCCCAGCGCGGGGAAGTGTGAACAACAACAACCCAAAACAACAACACGACCGGACAATGAATAACGACGAAGTCAAAATCGACACCACCACGGCCAGCACGGCCATCACCAAGACCGCCTCGCGCAGCCCGATTAACTTCGGCCAGCAAGGCGTGCAGCTTGCCTCGCTCGAGGACGCTTACCGTTTCGCCAACGCAATCGTCGCGAGCGGGTTCGCTCCGAAGGGAATGGAGAAGCCCGAGGCCGTCCTCGTAGCGATCCAACTGGGCGCCGAGCTCGGCCTTACGCCGATGGCCGCGCTGCAAAACACGGCCGTCATCAACGGACGCCCGGCCATCTACGGCGACGCGGCGCTCGCGCTAGTCCGCGCCTCCGGCCTGCTGACCAGTTACAAGGAGGAGGAGATCGGCGAGCCGGGATCGGATGGTCACGGATACCGCGTGACGGCCAGCCGCGGCGACCAGACGACGGTCGAGACCTTCACGATGGCGGACGCGAAGCGCGCCAAGCTGACCGGCAAGCCGGGGCCGTGGTCGGAATACCCCAAGCGGATGCTCCGGTTCCGCGCTCGCGGCTACGTCCTGCGCGACTTGTTCGGAGATGTCTTGAAAGGCTTGCGAACTGTCGAGGAGGCGCGCGACATCCCGGCCGAGCCGCTGAACGTCACGCCGCTGGCCGACAAGGTCGCGGGCGGACTGAGCAACAACCTCTAACCCAACCCAGATGAGCACCAACGAAGTAAAAGCAGCAGTCATCGCCAGCGCCGCGGAGCAGTTCCGCGGGCTTTTTGAAACTCACTACGACGCCATCCGCAAGAGCGCGACCGAGTCCTTCATCGAGGACGACGCCGCCTCGGAGCCGCGCGCCAAAGTCACCGCGGTCGTCGAGTTCGACGCAGTCGCGCAAGCGCCGGTCGTCGCAGTCCGCCTCGGCTGGTCGGCGCGGTTTAAGGATGAGTCGGAGCAGGAAGTCGATCCGCTCCAGTCCAAGCTCGGGCTCGAAGGAGGTGCGGCGTGAACTGCGGAGACATCAAAGCGTCCATCAAGGCCGAGGAGCAGCGATTGGCCGAGAAGTTCCGCGCCGACCTCGAGGGCATCTCGATTACCATCAGCGCCAAGGAGGTGCGGGTCTGGGGATACGGCACGCGCGGCAGCGACCGCTTCGCGTTTAAGTTCGGCGAGGGCTCAACGCCCGAGGAGGCGGCAGAGCGCCTGCGCCTCGAACACTTCCCATCGCCGGAGCAGAAGATCGCCCGACTCCGCGACCAAGCGCA